TCTACGCGTAGATTAAACGATATTGATGCCGTAGAAAATGAAGATTTTGAAGCCGCTCAAATTTGCGCACCTTCCGGTCAGACTAAAAAAGACCATATCATCAAACTGGACATCGCAAAAGAAATGGCAATGCTTGAGAGAAATGAAAAGGGGAAACAAGTTCGTAGATATTTCATTCAAATAGAGAAAAAATACAAAGCAAATCAATTCGCAGGACTTTCCGCAGAACTGAAAGCTGTTATTGTAGTGGATAAAAGAGTGACAAAAGTAGAAAATGAAGTAAAAATGCTTGGTAGAGAACTCGAAGATTTTAAAATGGATATGCCGATATTAGGTGTAGAAATAGATGAAATTACGGCAGCAGCAAGACGAAAAGGCGTGGAATGTCTTGGAGGAAAGAAAAGCAATGCATATCATGACAGATCATTAAGAAGCAAAGTATACCATGATATTTACGGAGAGCTGAAAAGACAGTTTGGTGTAAGTACATACAAAGCGATTAAAAGAAGTCAATGTCAGGATGCGCTAGGCGTTATCAATAAATATACGTTACCTTACATCTTGGAAGAGCAGATAAAAGATTGCAATGCACAGATAAATATGGAGGTAGCGTAATGGAAGAGAAAGCAATGTATAAAGAGTTCATTCACAAAATGGTTGATAAAATTAACAATGAAAACTATTTGAAAAAGATTTATACAATAGTACATAGAATGTTCATAAGAGAAGAAAGCAGATAAAGAGATATTGCGTACAAAATGATGCGGAGGTAGAACATGGAAAACAAAGAAAAAATGTACAAAGATCTTATACTTGAATTGTTGGAATCAACACATGAAATAGATACGTTAGTAAGTGTTTACACTGTTTTAAAAGAATTAAAAGGAGAGTAAGGATATGGATAAGAAAAAGCTTATTAAAGATCATACTCGGGAACTGGCAGAGATTGTCAGAGAAGCAAGAGCGTTGACACAAGAGGAATACGAGGAGTGGAAAGAATTTGTTCGAAACAGCGCAACGGAGAAAACTAAAGGAATTACAGAATATATGTTGTTAATAATAGAACAATGTTTGAAGAAAGAACAATACGCATAATTAAATACAGTAATTAGAACATCTATCAGAAGTGGTAGGTGTTCTTTTTATAAAAGAATCATGAAAGGGGTGAGAAAAGGAAGAACATTACAAATTGGAGAATAGAACCAGTGCAGGCAGAAAATAAAACCCTTCTGTACATCTACGATGATGTAACAGAATATGGAGAGTTTGACTGGAATGCGTGGGAATACAAAGATTCCGAAACATCTGCTAAGTATTTTGCAGAGAAACTTTCGGATATTCCAGAAGGACAGACAATAGAGCTGCATATCAATTCCAATGGAGGATCCGTGAAAGAGGGAGTGGCAATCTATAACCTGCTGAAACAGTGCTCGAACAAAAAGGTAGGCATTGTGGACGGGGTGGCACACAGTGTTGCATTTTTAATTTTGCAGGCATGCGATGAAAGAAAAATGTGTTTGGGAACAACGGCGCTTGTCCATGATATGTGGATGTATTGCTCCGGAAACGCAGCGCAGCTTAGAAAGTATGCCGATGATCTTGACGACATGATGGAAGCCAACCGGCAGGTGTTTTTGGAAAGAGCGAATATCAACGAAGAAGAACTGATTGAACTGATGCAAAACGAAACGTATTTGACACCGGATAAAGCTTTGAAATACGGTCTGATCGACGAGATCATGAATAAAAAAACAGAAACAGCAGGAAATGAAGAAGTTTTGGAAAAACTGTCCAGCATGCAAAGGCAGTTGAACAGCCAGGAAAGCTTCCGGCAGCAGATTGCAAAAATGAAAGAGCGGCAGCAGAAAAAGCCGGAGAAAAATAAAATATTAGAACTTTTTAAAGGAGGAACAATACAAGGAAAAATTTAGATGTAATTGAAATGGAAAAGAAAGCAATCGTACAGAAAATGAACGATGCAATTAAAGATGGAGATACAGAACAGTTTCAGGCAGCATTTGTGGAACTGTGTGATAAGATCCAGGAGAATGTTTTAGAGCAGGCGAAAGCGATTGTAGAAGAAACAGATCAGAAAATTTTATCTGACAGAGGAGTCAGACAGCTGACATCGAAAGAGAGAGAATATTACCAGAAACTCTCTGAAGCAATGAAAACATCGAATCCAAAGCAGGCAGTAGAAAACCTCGATGTGGTGATGCCATTTACAATCTTGGATAAAGTATTTGAGGACTTAAAAACAAATCATCCATTACTGTCCAAAATCCAGTTTACTTCCGTAACTGGACTGACAAGAATGATGATGAATACCAACGGATATCAGAAGGCAGCATGGGGAAAACTCTGCGCAGAGATTATCCAGGAACTCACATCTGGATTCAAGGAAGTAGATGTAACATTAAGCAAATTATCCGCATTTCTTCCGGTTTGCAAAGCAATGTTAGACCTGGGACCGGAATGGTTAGACAGATATGTGAGAGAAGTGCTGTATGAAGCGCTTGCGAATGGACTGGAAGACGGTATCGTAAACGGCACTGGAAAAGATATGCCAATCGGAATGACAAGACAAGTAGGCGAAAGCGTATCTGTAAAAGGTGGGGAGTATCCGGAAAAGAAAGCGATCAAAATCACAAAATTTGATGATGTTCAGCTTGGAAAACTGGCTGCGATTATGGCAATCAATGAAAAAGGACAGTCAAGAACAGTAGATTCATTGATCCTTGTAGTAAACCCGGCAGATTATTTCAGCAAGGTTCTTCCAGCGACACAGAGACCGGCTCCGGGCGGCGGATATGTGAATATACTTCCGTTTCCGATCGAGATTATCCAGTCTCCGGCGGTGGCCGTAGGAAAAGCAGTGTTCGGAATGGCGAAACTGTATTTTATGGGATCTGGAATCGAAAACGGAGGAAGAATCCTATACTCTGATGATTACAGATTTTTGGAAGACGAAAGAGTATATCTGATCAAGATGTATGGACATGGATTTGCTATGGACGACAATGCATTTGTATTACTGGATATTACGGAATTGCAGCGTGCAAGATACGAAGTGGAAGTGGCACAGCCGGAAGAGAATGTTGAGAATGCGAATCTAGCAGATCTTAAGGTTGGAGGACATACACTTACACCGGAATTTGCAGAAGGAACATTAACATACACTTTGACTACAACAGATGCATCCAACACAGTGCAGGCGATCGCAGCAGACACGACAGCAGAAATCGAAGTGAAATTTAACGATAAACCGATTGCAAACGGAAGCAGAGTAAACTGGCAGGAAGGAGCCGGAAACGTTGTGAAAGTAAAAGTAACAGACGGCAAGGCGACAAAAGAGTACCAGGTCACTGTAACAAAGAATAAGGAGTAAAGATGGACCGATTACTGGAGGATGTAAAAAATTTTCTGGACATCACTTGGGAAATGGAACTCGGAGAGCGAAAAAAGCTCTCCGGGATCATCGAACGTGGGAAAGCGTTCTTAAAAGGGAAAATCGGGCAATGTGATTTTGAAGGAGAGACACCGGAAAAGGATTTACTTTTGAATTACTGCATGTATGCGCGAGCTGGACAAGTAGATGAGTTTGTAAAAAATTACAAACAAGAAATCATTGCATTACAGATCCACAACTGGAGGAAGAAAAATGCCAAGACGTAAGGAAACAAAATTTGTTACATTTAACGATGGGTGTTTAGAGGTATGTAAAGTCCAGGGGCGGAAAATTGTAGAAACAAAGCAGGAGCATGTACGGTTTGGATATCGGACAGTTGGGATCAAACGATTTTATGAAGCAAAGGTACTATCGAGCCAGATTGATGAAGTAGTAGCTATCCTGCCGATTGACAATATATCAACGATGGATGTGTGCATGATCCGGGGAATGCAGTATAAAATTGTGCAGATCCAGAATAAATATGACCAGACTCCTCCGTGCATGTTTTTGTCATTGGAAAAGATTACAACACTCTATGAGGATGTGAGAGAATATGGCTAAAATTGACATTGATGAATTGGCGATCGCAGTGATCAATGAGTTGGATGCTTATCGAGAAGATGTAATGGAAGTGGTGGAAAAAGCTGTAAAAGAAACAGCAAAGCAGACGGCAGCTGAACTCAGAATGACATCTCCGGAAAGAGATGGAGATTATAAAAAGCATTGGACATACAAACGAGATGCCAAGCTGAAAGGCAGATACAAGTTTAATACGGTAGTATATTCTAAAAAGCCATCCTATCGCATTACACACTTATTGGAGCATGGACATGCGAAAAGAAATGGTGGAAGAGTGGATGGAATTCCGCATATCAGTATTGCGGAAAAGCATGCAAAGGAAATTTTGATGGAAAGGTTAAAAAGAAGCCTATGACACAAGAAAAGATAGAGAGAATATTGCAGGAAATAGGAATTGAATATAGATATCATCATTTTGAGACGGAGGAAGCAGTCAATCCTCCGTTTATTTGTTGGTTGATTCCAGGAAGCAATAACTTTTCGGCAGACGGAAAAGTCTATTTTAAAAGCAACAAAGTAAACATAGAGCTTTATACGGATCAAAAAGACTTTGACCTGGAAGAACAAGTAGAGGAAATCCTTGACAAATATGGACTGTTTTGGCAGAAAGACGAACAGTATATCAAGTCGGAAAACATGTATGAAGTTCTGTATGAAGTGGAGGGAAAGTAAGGAAAGAAAGACTGGCACAGAAAAAAGATAAAGTAAAGTTTAATATCAGCAATGCGCATGTTGCATTATTGCAGGAAGATGAAATGGGAAACATTACATTTGATACACCTTTCGCGTTGCCGGGATCCGTATCACTTTCGCTGGAGGCACAAGGAGAATTGACACCATTTTACGCTGATGGAGTAAAATATTATGTCTCTTCTTCCAACAGCGGATATGAGGGAGATTGGGAAGTGGCGATGATTACAGACGAGTTCCGGGAGAAGATTTTAAGCGAATATATCGACAAGAATAAAGTAATGCTGGAAGAAGCAACCGCAAAAGTGAAGCGGTTTGCTTTGGGATTTGAAATCGACGGAGATGTGAGGGGAACTAGATTTTGGTTTTATTGCTGCACATCGACACGGCCAACAACGGAATCAAGCACTACAGAGGATACGATTGAGCCGACAACGGATACGGTAACAATCTCTGCATCAGCCGTACCAGTCGGAGAAGCGAAAAAAATGGCAGTTCGCGCAAAAACGACGGCAGAAACGACCGATGATCTTTATAACAAGTGGTTTGAAAAAGTTTATATTCCGGATCAAGAAGTAACGTAGGAGGAGATTAAAATGCGGAAAACATTAACAATCAATGGAGTGGAATGCAAATTTAAAAGCTCCGCGGCAATTCCACGTATTTATCGCCTGAAATTTGGCAGGGATATTTTTACCGATATGCAGAAAATCGGAAAGCAGATCAAGGTGCAGGAAAAACTTAAAGAAGAAATGAAGAAAAAATGCGAAAAGGAAGGAAAAGAATTTGATGAGAGCGAATTTGAAAGCAGCCTTCCAATCGAATCGCTGGAAATGTTTGAGAACATTGCATTTTTAATGCACAAACATGGTGATCCGGAACAGCCACAAGACATTGGCGAATGGTTGGAGCAATTTGAAACATTTGATATTTATGAGATTCTGCCGGAAATCATGGATATGTGGCAGATGGAAAACAAACAGATGTCAATTCCAAAAAAAAAGAACGGGAAATAGATCGAGAAGTCAATACCGCTCTGTTCATGCTTCGGTGTGTGCAGTGCGGTATTTCTATTTCCGATCTTGAGTTATTAAGCATTGGAATGGTAAATGACATGTTTATCGAACTGAAAAACGATGACTACGATTATCCGAAAATCGCAACACAAGCAGACATAGACGCACTGTAAAGGAGGAAACAAGGGCAAGCAGAATCAAAGGTATCACGATTGAAATTGGAGGAGATACCACAAAACTAAATAAAGCTCTGGATGGTGTAGATAAAAAACTCTATGGAGTGCAGTCGTCGCTGCGAGATGTCAATAAGCTGTTAAAACTGGATCCTACAAATACGGAGCTGCTGAATCAAAAACAGAAGCTTTTGCAACAATCCATACAAGAAACCGAGACACGGTTAAAGACATTGAAGCAGGCTAGTGAGCAGGCGGCGAAGACAGCTGGAAATTACGATGCCTGGAAGCAGGCCTATACACCTATCCAGCAAGAAATTGAGAAGACCAACGGTAAGCTAGACACATTAAAGAAAAAAAAGAAGTCTATGGAAGAAGCCGGAGAAATTGACACAGAAGAATATAAAGAGTTAAGCGCAAAAGTAGAAGAATCCACGAAGAGTCTGGAAGAATTAAAACAGAAGAAAAAGCAGGTAGACGAAGAGTTTGGGCATCCGATCAGTCCAGAAGGAATGGATGCGCTGCAAAGAGAAATCGTTGAAACAACAAATGAGTATAAAGCTTTGCGAAAAGAGGTCGGAAGTGCAAACGCTGATCTTGCAAAGGTATCCGCGGTAACTGGAAAAGTTGGAGAAAAAGCAACGGCAGCAGGAAAGAAGATGCTTCCGCTCACTGGAGCACTCGGAGGAATTGGAGTTGCATCTGTCTCTATGGCCAATAATTTCGAGGACGCAATGAGCCAGGCAGCAGGTGCGCTAGACAAACCGATGTCAGAAATGGAGGAGCTGCAGCAACTGGCGATTAAAACTGGTCAGGATACCATTTTCTCGGCAACAGAAGCTGGAAACGCAATCACAGAACTTGCAAAAGGTGGCTTGACAGAAGCTGACATCAAAGCAGGAGCATTACAGACTACAATGGATCTTGCAGCATCATCCGGAATGGGACTGGGAGACGCGGCGAATGTAGTTGTACAAGCAATGGGCGCTTTTGGTCTGGAAGCAAACAAATCCGCAGAGGCAGCCAATGCTTTGGCCGGAGCGGCAGCAGCATCCTCAACAGATGTTGAGCCTCTTACGCAGGCACTGGCGCAGTGCTCTTCGAGCGCAAAAAATGCAGGATGGACTATACAAGAAACGACAGCCGTACTGGGACGTTTTGCAGATGCGGGGATCGAAGGAAGCGATGCGGGAACGTCCTTAAAAGTAATGTTGCAGAAATTGGCAGCACCAGCATCGGATAAAGCAGCAGACATGATCGAAGATCTGGGATTAAGAACAAGAGACTCGAGTGGACAATTACTTGGTGCAGCTGAAATGGCACAAGAACTGCAAGACAAGTTAGGAGGATTGGACGCAACATCCAGAGATGCAGCATTATCTACTATTTTCGGGACCGATGCCATGAGAGCAGCCACTGTACTTATGGACAGCGGGGAAAAAGGACTGCAAAAGTACATTAAAGCAACAAACGATCAAGAGGCAGCACAGCGTTTGGCCAACTCTCAGATGGGAGATGGATCCAGAGCAATCGAAGAGTTAAAAGGATCGCTAGAGACAGCTGGAATACAGATAGGAGATACGCTGGCTCCAATTATACAAAAGTTGGCAGAGATTATCACGAATCTCGTGAATAAATTTTCCGCGCTTCCGGAAGGAGTGCAGCAGGCAATTGTAATTATCGGGATTCTGGTAGCGGCAATCGGACCACTGCTCATAGTGATCGGGAAAATATCAACCGGAATTTCAGCCATAACCGGTGCGATGTCGAAAATATCTGGAGAGGGCGGAACGATCATGAAAATGATAACAAAAATGAAGGGACTTGCAAAAAGTTTGTTCGGATTGATTATGGCTCATCCAGTGATTGCAGTCATAACAGCGATCGTGGCTGCATTGGTCGTACTGTACAACAAATGCGAATGGTTCCGGGATGCTGTCAATGCCGTCTGGGATGCTGTAAAAAAGGGATTTTTCGCGGCCTGGGATGCAATCGTAAAATTTTTTACAGAAACAATCCCAGAGGCATGGAACAATACAGTAAGTTTCTTCCAGGGGATTCCAGAATGGTGGAATGGAATCTGGACAGGCGTAAAAACAAAATTTGAAGAGGTTTGGACGGCTATGATGGCAAATCCAATCATAAATGCGCTTGCAACATACATTTCGCAAATGTTTTCAAATTTGAAAACAACTTTATCTGGAATTTGGGATGGAATCAAAACTGCGGCAGCGGGAGCGTGGGAACTGATCAAAAATACAATACTGGGACCGGTGCTGCTACTCATTGATTTAGTTCTCGGAGATTTTGATAAGCTGAGAGAGGATGCGGAAAAGATATGGAGCAATATGCAAGAGGCAGCACAGAAATTCTGGAGCGGAATCGAGCAGGTTGTCACATCTTTGGTAGAAGGTATTGTAAATGCTGTAAAAATCAGATTTGAAGCATTGAAAAATACAGTTTCTGCAATTTGGAATGAAACGAAGAATGCTGCATCAAATATCTGGAACGGGATCAAGACAACAGTTTCCAATCTTGCAAACAATACAAAAGAGGCGGCCGTAAATGGGTTTAATGCCATGAAAGATGGGATTTCCAACGCAATCTCTTCGATCCCAGATATGATCCGGGGAATTTTTGATAAAGTCAGAGACATTATTCAAAACGTTATATCAAGTGCGTGGGAATGGGGATCTGATTTTATCGAAGGGTTGAAAGAAGGGATCATGTCGGGAGTAAAAGGAATCATCAACACCATTGAAGGAATTGCAGACAAGATTAGATCACTCCTACATTTCTCACGGCCAGATGAAGGACCACTAAGGGACTACGAGACATGGATGCCAGATTTTATTGACGGAATGGTTAAAGGACTTGACAGAAATGTCTATAAAATATCAGATGCGGTGAGCCGTGTGGCTGGAACGATCAGTGATGGAATGGGAAGCCAGTCACTCCTTGCAGAAACGGGAGGAATGAGCATTAATCTAAACAACGATGTAAATGTGCAGATTGGAAACAAGAATTTTGACAGCTACATCGTGAAAACTGCCCAGGCAGGAATTGGAAGCGCACAGAAAGCGGGACGCAGAGCAAGGGGGCATTAAAGGTATCAGATTGAAATTAACAGAAGAAGGAATACGGAGCTTGGGGTACTTGTGAGAGGAAGACCAAGCATCCCATCTCCTGAATTTGAATACGATGAAATCAAAATCCCCGGAAGAGATGGATCACTCTTCCGGGAGACGAAAAAAGTAAAAGATATTGTGATTAATGTACCGTTTACATTTGTAGACCATCAAAACTGGCAGGAGAGATTGCGAAACGTAAGGAAGTGGCTCTTACAAAAGCATGATCACAAGCTTATCTTAAGCGATAACGAAGAGTATTTTTATCTGGTGAAACATGTAAAAATAAATGCGACTGAAAGAAAGGTAAAAGAGTCCGGCGAGTTTGATGTAGATTTTACATGCGCCGGTTTACAGTATCGGAGAGATGGAGCGCTGGAACATTCCGCCGCAGAGGTGGAGTACAACCCATATTACGAATGCATGCCGATTTATAAGATCATAGGAGTTGGAGAATGCACCCTTGCTGTAAATGATAAAAATATGATTGCCAACGTAAACGGACATTTGATCATTGATACAGATAGGATGCTGACATATCGCCAGGATGGAAAACTGGAAAATGCATCCGTCAAAGGAGACTACGAAGATCTGTATTTAGAAGAAGGAGAGAATATGATCCGAATCACACCGGGATTTGAATTAAAAGTAATACCGAACTGGAGGTGCTTATAAGGATACAAATTTATAAGCCAGAAAACACAAATTATGAGAACAACGGCGACATGCCTCTGATGCCTACCACAGCAGAAGTGGAAGTGATCCTAAATGGGAGCTGGAGAGGCATATTGAGTCATCCGATTGATGACGAGGGACGTTGGAAATACATTGAAGAGAATGCAGTTATAAAAATGCCGTCATTTAATGGAGATCAACTCTTCCGGATAAAAAAGAGGGAAAAATCAGATGCAGGAATTGAAGCGGAGATGGAACCGATCTTTATGGATGCAAAGGATGACTGCTTTTTGTTGGACGTTCGGCCGACAAACAAAACTGGTCAGCAGGCACTTGATTTAATGACAGCTCCAAACAAAAAATACACCGGGAAATCCAATATTAAAAATCTATCAACGGCATATTACATGACAAAGAATCTCATCGAAGCGATTAATGGGGAAGACGAAAACTCTTTTATAAATCGCTGGGGAGGCGAGATTCTTTTTGATAATTACACTATTACAATAAATGATCATGTAGGTCAGAACAGAGGGATGGAAGTCTTATACGGTAAAAATATTGCTCAGGATGGAATGAAAGAAGATGTAGATATCAGAGAAGTTGTAACAAGGATTATCCCAAAAGCCTACAACGGACACATGATCGAGGGCAATGAGCCGTGGATAGACTCCCCTTTAATTCAAAAATATCCGACAATCCATTATGCAGTAATGAGTTTTGAGGATGTAAAAATGGCAGAAGATGCTTCCGAGGATGATGAAAAGAATGGAGTGATCGTCTGCAAAACCAAAGAAGAGTTGAAAAAAGCATTGACAGAAAAGTGCAAAGAACAATATGAACTGGGGATAGATAAGCCGAAAATAAACTTAGGTATAGATCTCGTGCTGCTGAAAGATACAGAACTGTACAAAGACGTGCAGGATTTGGAAGAGGTGCAGATTGGAGATACAGTATATTGCAGGCATAAAAAGTTGGACGTTACAACGGATGCAAGAGTGATTAAGCTGACTTATGATTCCATCCAGAAAAAAGTAGTAGATGTAGAGTTGGGAGACTTTAAGTACGACTATTTTGACGATGTGTCAAGTATGACGAATCGTGTAGAGAGTGCGATCCGCCCGAATGGAAGCGTTGTCGGAGAACAAGTGCAGGGCATACTGGACGGAGTTAAGACACAAATGCAGATCCAAAGCAGCAAAGCGCATAAAACGACCAAAAAGGCGTTTTTGGCAGAAGACATTGATCCAGACAGCGAAACCTACGGCGCGATGTGCTGGGGAAGTATGGGACTCATGATTGCAGATTCAAAAAATCCGGATGGAAGCTGGAATTGGTCTACATTCGGAACTGGGAAAGGATTCTTTGCAGACTTTATTGTTGCAGGAACAATGCTGTTTGATCGTTGTAAAGGCGGACAGCTGACGCTTGGAGGAGAAGGCAACGGAGATGGTGTTGCAATGATTAGAGATGATCATGGAAATACAATCGTCATACTCGATAAAAATGGAGTTTATGCACTTGGGCAATATGTATGCGACTCAAAGGTATTTAAAAATAAACGGATAAAATTAAACGAAGGAAGCATGATTTTTTCGGGGAAGGATGGAGCTGATCCGATTATTATGGGATACGATTTCTATTCTGCGGAAAATAGTGGATGTGTAACGATCCGTGCAGGAGGGACAGAAACAGATGCCACAGAAAGCAAAACTCTCATGCGATTATTTAAAGACAAAACATGTCTTGATGCAGAACGATTATACGCTCGCGGGCAAGAGGGACAAACCGGAACAGCACAATTTTCCAACGGAACAAATTTAAGATTTATAAACGGAATCCTTGTTGGAGGAACAACGAAAGAAGGTGCATTTTAAGGGCATGGACAATCGGTAACTTTTACTTGCAGATGTCGCAGATGCAGGGGAACGCCCAAGAGGTGCTTGCATTCCTGGAAGCGAGGGGATGGAGTTTAAATGCGATTGCGGGATTGTGTGGGAACATGCAAAGTGAGTCGAATATCAATCCTGGAATTTGGCAGAGTTTAGCAGAAGGAAATTATTCTGGAGGATTTGGCTTGGTACAATGGACACCAGCAACAAACTACACCAACTGGGCGGGGGCGAATGGATACGGGATCACAGATCCAAATGGACAGCTCACATGGATTGATTCTGTGACAGTTCCGGCCGGACAGTGGATTCCAACCGGGGCATATCCTTTATCATTTGACCAGTTTAAAGTAAGCGGCGAATCACCGGAATATCTTGCATCTGCATTTCTTAAAAATTTTGAGCGCGCAGGTGTGGAAGTAGAACAGGAACGAAGACAGCAGGCTCGCTACTGGTATGATTATTTATCACAGTATTCTGGAGGGGCAGAGAAAATCAATACAGCAGTCGAATGGGCATTGCAGATTGCGAATGATAATAGCCACGGATACGATCAAGGGAATCGTTGGGGACCTGATTATGACTGTTCTTCATTGCTGATTCAAGCATGGGAAAATGCAGGAGTGCCAGTTAAAAGCGGAGGAGCAACTTATACGGGGAATATGTACGACGTATTTATTGCATGCGGCTTTACAGATGTCACGTCAAGCGTAGATATACAAGGTGGCGGAGGAATGATAAAGGGAGATGTTTTATTAAACATCCAAAATCATACCGCTATGCATATCGGAAATGGACAAGTTGTCCAGGCAAGCCAAAACGAATTTGGTGGAATCATAGGAGGTCAGACCGGAGATCAGACCGGCCAAGAGATTGGAGTTACCTCTTACTACAACTATCCGTGGGATCGCGTGCTCCGATATCCGGGAGGAACCGGCGGTGGAGGCGGCGGGGGAGCCGTATTACTAAGATGGATTCCTGGATAAGAAAGGAGAAAAGATGGAATCAACGACAATATTAGAAGTAGATATTCGGAAGAAAGGCATTATTCAAACTGTACAAGCAATGCAAGGAGATACAGGGAGAATGGTGAGATGTTATTTAACTGGGATAACATCAAAAATTGAAAAAGTAAGGGTTTATTCCAAAAAGCCAAGTGGAAAAGAAACATACACAGAAGGAATGGTATTAAATGATTATTGCGTGGAGTTTGAAATGACAGAACAAATGCTTGCGGAATCAGGGAATGCAATAGGAGAATTACATTTGATCGGGGGAAATAGAGTAATTACATCATTTCCGCTAAAAATTGTTGTATCAGAAAATCCAATTACAGTGTCCGAAATTACATCTACTGATGATTACCAAGCATTGGTTGATGTTTTACAAAGATTAGAAAGGTTCGATCCAAACGAAATAACAAACGAAGAGATAGATAATCTCGCGAAGGAGATGAGCCTATGATTGCAATTGATTGTGAGAAAGAAGAATATGCAAAAGAAAGCTTAAAGCAATGGGATTACGGCCAAGAGGTATTGCTAACAGGTCTTGAAATCCAAACGGAAACAATAGAAGTGCACTTTGCTCTACGAGGCGAAAATGAAGCGCTGATTGTGATTGGGACGGTAAATGACGGAGATATAACCGCGAAAATCCCAAATGAATTGTTGAGAGTAGGGAAAAACATAATAGTTTATGTTTATGTAACTGCGCCGAATTTTGGAAAAACAACTTATGAAGCGGAAATAGAAGTCGAGAAGAGAGCCAAACCGCAAGATTATGATGCTCCGGATGAACAAGATTTATTGCGTCAGATCATTTCGGAATTGGATACAAAAGCAGATGACATGAAATTGGAAGGAAATGAATTGCAATTAATGTCGAAGAAGAAAGGAATTGGTTCTAAGATCAGGCTTCCTTCAGGTGGCGGAGATATAACAAGTATTACAAATAAAGAAATTGATGAAATTATGAAAGGGGAATAAAAATGCCAAGAAAAAAAGTGACAAAAGCTGCAGCACTGGCAGCAGGGAAAAAGTATCTAGATCAAGAGGGACTTGCACACCTGGTACAGAAAAATGATGCAAGATATGTACATCAGGAGGAAGGGAAAGGCTTATCCCAAAATGATTTTACAGACGAGTACAAAAAGATTGTAGATGATTTGAATTACAAGCCGATTGCAATCGACAGCTTTGCGAACAACAAGAATACAGTAGAAATTGGATCCACAGTCACAGACGTTACATTAACATGGGCTTACAACAAAAAACCGAAATCAGCAAAATTGGACAATGAAGTTTTGGATGTGAATTTAACTACAAAAACACTAGCAGGACAGAGCATCAAAACAAATAAGACATGGACTCTTTCGGCAACAGATGAAAGAGATAAAACGGTAACAAAGACTACCGCAGTAACATTTTTGAATGGAGTGTACTGGGGGGTAGCGGAAAATACGCTTAATCCTGATACTGGATTTGTCATAAAACTAACAAAAGGGCTGCAAGCTAATAAAGCGAAGACATTCACGGTAACCGCGAGTGAAGGACAGCATATTTACTACGCCTTACCTACAAGATATGGAGAGGTAACATTTAATGTTGGAGGATTTGACGGTGGATTTACAAAAGTAAAAACAATTGAATTTACAAATGCAAGTGGACACACAGAATCTTACGATATCTATAAATCCGATAATGAAAACCTAGGCAAACAAACTGTTGTATGTAAATAAGGAGGATCATATGGATGTGGAAACACATGGAAGCATCTCACTTTTATCAAATAAAGAAAAACTATCACTAAAGGTAAAAGGAAGCGGAACTATAGTTGTACGCATTGGAAGCGAAAATAAAAATTATGAATTGAATGAAACGGATGAGACGATTATAGAGCATACTTTCGGCGACCAGAGAGAGGTAGAGATACAAAATGCAAAAATAATAAGTGAAATGAATGTGGCGGAAAATGGAATTAGCAGCATTATATTAAACGGTTGCTCGAAACTGAACAAACTTTTAATATACAACAATGAAATCAGAAATTTAGACTTATCGCAAGCAGCAGAGATACAATACATCCACATGCAAAATAATCCAATCTGCAAAGATAAAGCAGCAATGGAAGCTATGATCTCAACACTTCCAGATAGAAACTATAAAGCATTTGGATCAATTGTAATGTATGATTTTATTCCGTTAAATAATGCGCTGAATGAAGAACAAAGCTCCATAAGAAACTTGCGAAAAGAGTTGGAAAAAACATCTATTCCCAAAGATTGGTACTTTGGATCCGCTATCTTATATCATCCGAGCGAAAAGAATAAAGTGCCAAACACAGCGATTATGTCAAATGTTGTAGACATTTGGGAATCTGCTGAATATGGGGAAGGTGCTGTATATGCTAGTTTATATGAAATGTATGTTCCGGATCAAACGTCAGAATGGACTAAAGAACAATTTTATGCAAAATACGATATTACAGCAACAGGACAAGTAGTCGAATCCACTCAAACTGACTCAAACGCTTCTTACGACACAGGACACGGAACATCAACAAACAGTATCCTGATTAGTCAAGGAAATGAAATGTATGGATTGATTCCGAAGTCTAAATGTGTTGCAATCATGCGAGGAAATAATACGAATATTGATTATTATATTTCTCCAAATGTGTTTAACAAATTAACGGAATTAGAAAGATTAGATTTTGTTTTCACCTCGACTACTTGGACAACTGACAGCGAAAGAAATTACGAAGCATACGAACAGTCTATTAGAAAATGCCTAGATAGACACAAAACATTATTTTTTATCTGCTCAATGAATAGTGGAGATGATGATATAAGCACAAAAGATCCATATGTAAATACTTATCATGCTCACATGGTATCAGGATGTAATCTGGATATAGATGCTTCAAATATAGAAACATATATAAGCGCCCCTTCGAACGGAGATTCGAGGATAAAGTTCACGGGAAACTATATAGGAATTAATACTCTTAGAAAGACAAGAGGAATTAATGTAGGGGGATTTGGAACTTCGAACGCAACACCTTTCCAAGCGGGAATTTTTTGTCTATTAAAAATTCTATATGAAAAGAAAAAACAAGAATACACACTGGAGGAACTAGAACAATACACATACAATCATGCAAGACCACTGCATTACAACGAAGACAAAGTAAGTGGCTATGGAACGCTAGATTGCATGTATTTTCGAGATGTTACGAAGGATATAAAAGTAAAAACAATCGTTAAAAAGGAAGAGCTATTAGACCTATCCGAGAATGATATGATTAATTCTGCTATCGGAATAATACCACCAGAAGCAACAAATCAAGATTTTAGGCTCGCAAACAAATTGGATGATAGAGACATTATAATTGACAAAGGAGTAATATACCCACAGAGAAATGATGGGAGAACAGTAAATAAGAAATTATACAGTAGTGGAAATTTGGAATTATCTGAAACAATAAATATAAAACTCCCTACGAACAAAAAGTACGAAGAAGTGAAAAGTGATCTGATTTTTAGTTTTTCAGGATCGAATGAAAACTTAACAGAAGACATAACCGGGAAACCATTGCGAAAAACCGGAAAAATCATTCAGAAAGATAAAAAAGTAAAATTTGATTCTAACGGAGCTTTAATATGGGATGATTTTAAAATGCCTAGAAAGATAACCATTCAATTCTGCACAGACAAAGAGGATACGGTAACATCTACAGAATATCCGGTATATTTGTACAACTCCAAAAATAATAAAGAAAAAATAGTCTGCGCTTTGCAATTAGCAAAAGTAGAAAACGAACAAAAGGTAAGAAACATATTCCAACTTGGCACAAGTATCGGAAATGTATTAACGAATTTTGGAAGCAATCACACAGGAAAATACAATGAACCATTTAATGTTTACACATTAATAATAGATTTCGATAATGGAAAAATCATATTTTATAGAAATGGAATATCTATTTTGGCTTATCAAATATCTGATGTAAAAAGCTACATAAGTAGCACTTCATCGACGAAGGCTGCATATCGCGAAAACCTAAGAAATCTATTAAATATAGATACGATCGTGATAGGCAACAGCGGATCGCTAACGAAGGGAAGTGTAAATTCTGAGATTTACGACATCAGAATTTTTGACCGGGTGTTAACGCCAACAGAAGTCGTGAAGAATACAAGCGCATTAATGTGTAATGCACAATATAAAGGAGGAGAAAATATGGATTATAAAGGAAGTGTAAGCTTGATTTCTGGCCTTACACAAGCAAATGGAGGGAAGTTCCCGCTTGTGGATGGGGCAGCAGTACAATTTGCAAATGAAGAAAATAAAGATGGAACATATAAGTCTGTCGTACAGAAGATTCAGGAATTAGAAGCGGGAGAAGGGAATGAGATCATCTCAAATGAAGAAATCGACAGTTTATTTTAAGGGGAGATCAAAATGAATTATGAAGAAGCTGGGATAAAAATGATTTCCGAATTTAAGGAAAAAATATATCAAAGAAGGTTTAATAATAAATACTTTAACAAGAAAGGAGCATTGCTCCTCTCGGCTTTTGCGTATCTGAATGGAATACGTGCAGCAGGAGCAATCACGACAGAAGAAATGGTAAAAATTAAAAAGAGAATGATTGAAGAAATAGAAGGAGAATAAAGAATATGGCAAAATTTTTAGATTTAAGTGGATTATCACATGCAATTACTAAAATTAAAGAGTGGACAAATACACGTTTGAATGAAGAAGTAACAATCAAAGTGGTAAAGGTAAATGGCAAGCCATTAAGCCCGGATGGAAGTAAAGGAGTAAATGTAGACTTATCCACTTATGCTATTAAAACAGAGGTAACGCAGGAAATTGCGCAGGCTGTAAGCGGCATCCAGGGATTTGATGCCCAGGTGGTGGAACAACTTCCGCAAACGGGAAAAAAAGGTATCTTATACTTAGTTGCAAACAGCGGAAGCGGACAAAACGTTTATGATGAATATCTGTGGGTGACAGACAAATTTGAAAAATTAGGCACTAGAGAAATTGATCTGACGGCTTATGCAAAAAAGACGGATCTCCCTACCAAAACAAGCCAGCTGGCAAATGACAGCGGTTTTCTGACAGCAGTACCAGAAGAGTATGTGACAGATTCGGAATTGTCACAAAAGGGGTATGAGACAACACAGTCCGTGAATAACAAGCTGGAAGGATATGTTAAAACTGCCGATATGGGGACGATTAGCAATGAGGAGATTGATTCATTGTTCCAGTAATAAGGAGGAAAATAAAGGAAATATTTATCGTTAGACGGACTGAAATATTTTTTTGACAAATATATAGCTGGGAAAGTTTTTGAGGATTTAAAGAAAATAAAGGAAGAAGTTGGGGAAAAACAGAATGCTCTATTTGCTTTTACGGCTAAAAAAACAGACTTTAATGATATCACATACGAAGGATGGCATTGGGTGAATCCAAGTGTTACAACTATAAATCATCCGTTTCCGGGGAAACATGGTTTGTTGGAAGTGATGGGAAGATATGTGCAGAGGTTTTCCACTTACAATTCTGAAGGAGAAGTAAGTGAGGCAGTAAGGACTTATCAAAATGAGAAATGGACAAACTGGAGTATTACTTCATCGAATGCACCAAACTTAAGGAGGATAATGACTCAAATAAGCAATCCTATAAATGTGACAACATCATCACAACAAGTGGTTGTTAATTTTAACTGTCCGGGAAATCCGATTGCAATTATTCCGTATGTAGACGGAGGAGCTCCATTTATGTGCTCGGTAAGTGCGTGGACAAAAACGAGTGCGACAATAAATGTAGAAGGAACAAAGAGCATAAATAATAGAAGGATTGTAATAGTGATTATTTACTAGGAAAAAAAAGAAATAGAATATATTTGCACACGAATTAAAGGAAGGGCAGTGAAAAAAATGACAGATACAATTATAGTTGCGATCCTATCACTGATTGGCACTTTGGCCGGAAGCTACGGAGGGACACAACTTATCAAATACAGAATAGAACAGCTAGAGAAAAAAGTAGAAAAACACAACTCTATTGTGGAAAGAACATATCTTTTAGAAGAAAAAGTAAAAGTAGCCAATCACAGAATTGAAGATTTAGAAAGGCAGGGTGAAGAGTAATGGAACAGATTACAAGCTATGTAAAACCGGAGTTACTGGTAGTGGCAGTAGTGCTGTATTTTATCGGCATGGGCTTAAAAAGCGCGCAGGCGGTAAAGGATAAGTACATCCCACTCATTTTAGGCGGCGCAGGGATTGCGCTGTGTGCCGTGTGGGTATTGGCTACATGTCCAATCGGCACCGGTCAAGAGATTGCAATGGCAGTATTTACGGCGATTGTGCAAGGTATTTTAGTGGCTGGATTGAGTACATACATCAATCAGACGATTAAACAGCTCGGGAAAAATGAATAAAGCAGTAAAAAGCAAAGGGGAGTCTTCGGACTCTCTTTTGTTTGGCCAAAAGGAAAGGAGTTTAGAATATGGCACATTTATTTGTAATTGCAGGACATGGAGCAGGAGATCCGGGAGCATGCGGGCATGGCTTTTCGGAAGCAGAAAGAGTTCGCGCATTAGCGACTAGGGTAAAAGCTATCGGTGGGGACGATGTGACTCTAGGAGATTTCAATATGGACTATTATCAGAGCAACGGTATTGCGTCTCTTAATATTCCGGCTGATTGGCAGATTGTAGAATTGCATATGGACAGTGGCGTGGAAACTGCAAGAGGAGCGCATATCGTAATCAAAGGTGGATTTGATCCGGATGAATTTGATACAGCACTGGCAAATAACCTGGCATCTATCTTTCCGGGAAGAGCATCTAAGATTGTCGGAAGAAATGATTTGCAGAATGTAGATGTTGCAGCAAATAGAGGATACGGATACCGATTGGCAGAATGTGGATTTATTTCCAATATTAATGATCTCACAGTATTTAACAACAGAATGGATGAGATTGCCAGGGCGATTTTAGGAGCATTTGAAATTAAAGGCGGATCTGCGCCGGCACAGCAGCCATCTAAACCACAAACACCGCAGCCAAAACCGCCGGTATCAGGGTATAATGGTCCGAAACTGTCGTTTGAGTATCAGGTCCGAGCAGGAGGAAAGGTGTATCCAGCAGTAAAGGATCTTAATGACTGGGCAGGAGCAGGAGATGGCGTAGCCATTACAGATATTGCTATCAAATGTAATGTCGGTCATGTTAAATACAGAGTTCATGTCAAAGGTAAAGACTGGTTGCCGTGGGTAACGGGATACAATTGGAATGATCACGAGAATGGATATGCCGGTATCGGAGAATCGATTGACGGTGTCCAGATTTATTACGATACTCCAGCAGACTATGCTGCTGTATATGGATATCAGCAAGCACAGTACAGGGTGTCTACTTTAGAGGGGCGAGAATACTATGACTGGCAGTACGATACAGACACACATAATCATCAAGATGGTTATGCGGGCAAACTGGGAGTTGCTATCGATAAGTTTCAGCTGTTCTAA